TGTTACATCATCTAAACTATTAAGAGTGATACCTGTATACGTTGTTGCGGATAATATCCCATTAACCGTTAAACCACTTACTTGATTAATTGTTGCGGTAAACGCTGAACCTACATTATCAGATATTGTAAATGTATTGTTATCGTCATAAGTATATCCAGTTACAAAAGTATTTGTATCATCTTTTAAATCTGACACATCTACAGAAAACGATGAAAATCCACTATTACCACTAAAATCTAAATTAACGGTGGATGGGTTATAAGTCCCACCAGTAACAAATTTATCTGTAACACCAGTAACATTAAATGTACCACCAGTAGTATTTGTAAATGTTATTATATCTGTTGAATCACTATATGTTCCACCACTAACAAATGTATCGGTTGTATGTGGTATTCCTGTAAGATTACTACCATCACCGTAATATGTTACCGCAGACATTGTTGTTGCAGAAACGCTAGGTGTATAAAGTGTACCAGTCATGGTATCACCAGTAAGGTTAACTCGGTCCCAACCAATTGGTAGAATTGAATTCGCTGTTGTACCAGATGCATAAAGAATTACATCCGCTGTATTAAGGGCCATTTCCCCTAATAATAAATCTCCCGCTGTTGGGACTTTCCCAGCTACGTTTGAACGTTTAATTAAAAACTTATTCTTTCTTTCTGCCATATCTATGACTATATTTAAAAATGTTCTATGTAGAACTTATGTGTTGGATTATAAAACCCCTAAAAATAAATACCCTCAATCTTGAATAAGATTGGGGATATTATTTAATAAATGTAAATTATTTTAAAATGTACCACCATCGAGCACATCAAATTCTGCTAGAACCCTAACCCCATTAGGTGTTGTAATATTTGAACTTCTAATTACAATATCGTTCAATTGTGTTACCCAACCCCTATTTTCATATCCAGTTGAAGCAACGTATTCTGTAACATCTGGGATGTCAGTAGCTGTAAGACCAGTAAGTGTATCCATTCTACGGATATCTAAGTTCACATCACCACTAACAATACCATTACCATCTTGAATAGTCCAACCAGCACCAACAGATGTTGCTATTGTATTTCCAGTAGGATTATAGTTAAGTGTTATATTTGGGTCCTCAACATATAACTGAGATGTGAATGCAGAAACAGAAGGTCCGAATACTGTTAATGAGCCTTGAAGTACTGTATCACCATCAACATTTAAACCACCAGTACCAACATTTACTGTTCCATCAGATGGTGTTGAAAGTGTATTCACTGTGTCATCATATGTAAACCCAGCTTCATCGGTCAATAAACCACTAGTCCCAACATAAACAACCCTACCAGCTGTAAGATTAGACACTGTAAGACCAGAAACAGTATCAAATGATGCTGAAATAGGACTTTCACCTTCGTTTTGTTCTACGGTGAATGTATTAGTAGCTGGGGTATATGTAAATCCAGTTACAAATGTATCATTAGTGTCTAAACCACTTAATGAAATTGATAATTGAGTGCTATCATTTCTATCTAATAATAAATTACTACCAGAAAGTGTACCACCAGTCGTGTAAGTGTCCTCAAATGGTAATATATGTGGTCCTTCATTATTTTTATATAACAAACCAATAGTTGCAGCGTTAGTATTATCTGTTGCTGGAACACTAACAGTACCACCAGTTACAAACGTATCTCCATTCCCAATTATTGTTGCTAAATCTGTACCACCAGACAGTATATTATTAGCATCAATTGTTGTTGCACTAATTAAGGTTGCATTAAGTATAGATGTGTCAATTGTTGATGCAGAAATCGCACCAGTAACTGTAAGACCAGTCATTGTATCAATATTAACACTTAAACTTGGACCACTTACTGTTTGTGTAAGTGAAATATTATTAGCATTATCATATGTAAAACCAGTTACATAAGTATCGACACTAACAATATTTGCTATATCAGATAAAACAAAACCATTGGTTGTACCAGACAAGAACTTACCAACTAATCCAGCACCAGAAACACCCTCATATTCAGTTATTTGATTTCTAAGTTTTAAATCATAAAGATTAGAACCAACCTCAAATAATGTAGGTGTTGTAGGTCCAGACTGTGTCCAACCACTTGTTGATGTTGTTACACCAGAATACCATACGATACCGTCTGCTGTGTTTACGATTGCCTCACCAGCTAATAATCCAGTAGTAGGTAAAGGTCTGTTTATGATGTCACTATTTTTTGTGACCAGTCTAGTATTTCTTATTGCCATTGTTTTCTTTTTTTATAAATAGTTTATTATTTTTCAATATCCACCACCAAATAAAATATCGTCTTGTACGACTGAATTATTTGCAGTTATTATTCTTGTATTACCAGAACTATCAAACCCTAAATCTAATATTGGGGTTGTTACCCTAGTAGTAGCAGTAAACACTGTTGTTCTACCACTTAATGCGTTTATCTCTCTAAATCTTTTAAGTGGTGTACCAACTGATAATGAATTATCAACGCTTGGTATTAACTCATCATGAAGAGTTATTGGTGAACATCCATGTATGTTTGTTACGTAAAAGTCTGTAATACAATTACCAGAACCACCACTAAAGGTATTATCTATTCCAGTAAGGTTTGAACCATCACCGTAATATGTCGTAGCAGACATTGTATTACCAGTAATATCCCCCTCAACGATAACATCTGTATTAAATACTGTCACCCCACTAGTTAATAGTATTTCAGTATTACCACTACAACTTATAATTTTATTTGTATATACTGCGGTACAAGCACTAAACGTAGGCGAACTACCAGTCATAGAAAGTGGTTCGATGATAAACGTTCTGTTTAAATTGTTATTAGTTCCGCAGCTATTAAAGTACATATATTAGTTAGTTAAAGTAAGTATCCACCAAGTTGGAATTTACATGTTAGGTTAAATTCTTTGGTCACGGTAATAAATACATTATCACCAGCATTAATGACGAATTGTTGTGGACCACTTAGTGTAATCCCATTAAAAACTTCAATACCGTTAACTTTTATTTTAATATTTGTAATATTCTCTATATTTGTTAGACTTGTAATCTTAGTATCGTATTCCGACTCAAAGTTAAAAGAGTTCTCAGTTCTAGGTTTAAATACTATATCATATGTGACCACATTACTATTTTTATCTGCTGCTATTTTTAAATTAGGTTCTCGTACTTTTTCATCTACCTCAAACATAGCCATAGCCCTATTAACCGTAGGTATTACCTCGAATTGGTCTTCATCTAATATATACCCCTCTAATACCATCTCAAATGGTTGCACATAAAATCTTCGCTTATCAAAATCATCAATATTTGATTCGTCACCAATATTATTTAAAATTATTGGCATCGGATGACCCTTTATTCTAACATAATATTGGATTGATTGAAATGCATGCTGAACCTTAACGTTTAACTTGTTTAGGTCTCTCATTCTATTACAGAAAAGTCTAACCTCATATGTAAAATCAACAGAGGTCGGTTGTGGAATCTTATAAACGTCAACACCTAGACGACCACCCTCATTTGTTGGAACCTTCATGTAGGTATAGGTATTTCGACCTGGTATGTTGAATAAACCAGCTTGATTCTTACCCACTTGTGGATTAGGCTGTCTAACAATGGTAATAAATGGCATCTTGATATTCTTGTACTTATCAGAATGTTGCCATGTCTTACTGAATTCTGACCATCTTTGTAGTGTAAGGAAAATAACGGGTACTTTCTCACCATCAATCACCAATTCCAAATCTTTATCAATGAAATCAATAAATGAAGCATCAATATCCTCATAAGCAACACCCCTTGGTAAGAATGTCCCTTGATTAGCTATGTCATCAAGAATCTCTTGTCTTCTCTCTGGACCTACTTTATCTTTAGTAATTTTAATATTTTTTCTAAACCCCTTAGGTAATCCCATAATATATTATTTTATATTCCTCTAAATTCGCTTTCATCGACTGGAGAACAGTTAACCGTTCTAAAGGTACCCTTATATCCTAAGATAGTGTGTTTATTATCATAATTTTTTCTACCATCATTAGCTACTGAAAAGTATCTAATGTCTGTTTCTGTAACAGGGTAACCAATATAATCACCAACATCAATATCTGTATCAAACTCTTCTAATTGTGCTAAATAGATTCCGAATAATAAATTACCATCCTCTAAATATCTTAAAGAACCATTTGTATTGTAAGACTTATTTTCAGCCTCTTCGATAATTGGCTGCACCCTTAACTCGATTGGTGGGTAATATCTTATTTCATCCTTACCAGCTTCACCGTAAACATCATCAGTTGTTGTTAATTCACGATTAACCCTATAAAGAATAACCACAAAGTTACCATCACCTTCAATGGCCTCTCTTCCCATCTCAACCTCAAGTCTGAAATCCTCCCCAGAGAAGAATTTGTTTACTCTGTTAATGGGGACACGTTTATTGCTCATAACTAAATATATTATTTTTACAAATCTTATTATTTTTAATACATGTACTAATATAACTAATACTAATTTTAGTGTTTTTCGAACACTCACTTATATAATAAATTTCTTTAGTATCCAACTCATCTTGTGTTTCACAATAACAAACCACCTCTTTTATAAAATTATCTTTACCATATTTATTTATTGCTCTTTTTAATAAATCACCAGAACCTAAATATTTAGGGTTGTTCTTAGAATCTTGACCAATATATATTTTATCATTAATTTGGTTAATAGTTTTATATATAACACCTTTTGTGTTTACTCTGTTAATTGGTATTTTCTTTTGATTAGACATAGTTCTTTTTAGATAAATATTTATAAACTATAAAATAAGTCACAATACTTGATTTTTATTTATAATTCATTATATTTAAGACCTAAAACAGACTATGAAATTAGATGACATCAAAGGACGTTCGGCCTCAAAGAAATTAGAAACATACGAAGGTACGAATCCATATATAAAAAAATTAAAGATAGACTACTTAGCAAAGAAGGGTGGTTTCACTCTAACAGCGATTCAAAGCAAGTATGTTGAGGACCATTATCAAATGAGTCCTATACTAATCAATCGTGTTGTTGAAATTACTGAATATTTAGGTCTTGAGTTACAAAAGAAAGAACAACTATCATTCGTACCAGCTAAAATTTTAGTTGAATACATGTTAGGTGAGACCGAAAAGTCATTCCATGTTTATGGAAAACTTAAGCAAAATCAAAAGAAGTCTGGAATGTACTTCATTCCAAAGTCACAAGTGGTAGATGACCCATATTTTAAACCAGTTGATATCGAAGTTGACTTTGAAAAGTATAAGAAATTAGATACCTTCGTATTAAAGGATGGTACTGTTGGTAGGACTCCTTATCAACATCAAAAAGACGGTATTAAGTTCCTTCTAGGTCGAGATGGGTGTATTCTTGCTGATGATATGGGACTAGGTAAAACCTATCAAGCCATAATAGCTGCATTAGAAAAGGGTGCTGAAAGGATATTAATCGTTTGTCCATCATCTGTTAAGATAAATTGGGAGCGTGAAATACAATATTTCCAATGCTTTGAAACTTCAATAATCAACGGTAAGAAGTGGGAACCAGCTAAGTTTACAATAATCAACTATGACATACTTAAAAACTTCCATGAAATTCCAGACAAGAAAATTAAAGCAGAGGATATCTGCTGGGATAATCAACACCTTGTACAAGGAAATTTTGATTTATGTATAATCGATGAGGCCCACTACCTTAAAGACCATACATCAATGCGTGGTAGTATCATGA